TCATCAATGGTTTCTTCGTGTTCAGGATCGCTGTTTATACCATCATCTACAAATCCAAAAGGTGCCATATCTTGTTCTATTAACTTTTCTTGTTCTAAATACATTTGACTACGTATATTTGAATCTGATAATTCTTTAAAATATGGTTGATTTGATAACCACCCAAATATAACTAGACACATAACTAGATCATCATTACAACCTTCTTCTGCCTGCCAACTGTTACCTTTACGTGAAAAAGTTGACATTTCTTCAATTATGTTAAAGTCATTGATTAATAGTTTATCACCCTCCATAAGCGTCTTAAAATTCGCACAGCCAACCTTTTTTATTTGTTTTGTCATTCTTACCCCTAGTGATGTTCCTCTACCTGAGAACATCGCTCCAAGTATTTGACCCGCTCTACCTTTTTGAGTTGTCATCAATATATTAGGGTATTCTATCTCGTAATGCATCGCCTCTGAAATTGATTGACCTAGATCATTAACCTCAACAAGTATATGAGCCTCGTTATATGCCTTACAAGTTTGAGCCACTATATTTGGAAAGACAAATGGTTTAACTTCATTATTTTTATAAGTCGCCACAACTTCGTATGGTACTTTCTTATTATCGTCTTTTGTGACATCAAATATTATAAACGCAGAGTAATCTTTATTTGTACCTCTGGCGACATCAACCGTACAAACATATAGACGACCTTTTTCTGGTCTCTTAAACATTCTTAATCCACCTTTAGATTGTATCGGGTCTAGGTAAACTGTGTTCTTAATTTTCGCTGGTGAGATAAGTGTATCAACACTACCTAAAAACTCACACTCAAACTCTTGCGCAAATTGTTCTTCACTGGTGTTTCTTATTGTATCTTCTTTCCACTTTTGATCTCTACCTGGTACCTCTGACCAATGTACTTCAATAGGTATATAATCATTTCTTTTATTTTCTGCGTCAGTCCATATCTTATAAAACTGGTTCATACCGTGAGGTGTTGATACTATAATCAATTTCGTTTTTGTACCAGAAGATATTGTAGGATAAACTGAACTAAAAAACATATCTGATATATTCGCTGGAACGAAAGCAAACTCATCTAAAAATATTATATTATAAGAACCACCTCGAATGGCTGATGATGATGTTGCCGCTGCGACTATTGTTGATTTATTTTCTAACTCAATATTACCTTTGTTCCAATTAATGATACCTTGTTGTAACCATTTAGGTAAATTTTCATATGCGAGTTGTAAACGACCAAGTATATCTCTTGCAGTTGATGATTTGTTAGCTAGTATTGCTATGTTTGAATTAGGATTAAATAAAGCGTAGTGTAATAAGTAAGATATGGTTGTTGTTGATTTACCTGATTGCCTAGGTAGTTTACAAATGGTAAATCTATTTTCGTGTATTGTTTGTACTATCTTTTTTTGAAAGTCATACATCTTAAATGGTATAAGACCTTCATCTAAAGAAACTATACGAACATAGTTTTCCATAAAGTATAAAGGGTCTTCAGCACATTTTTGAAATTCTTTTACTTCGTGTTCACCAAACTCAACAGGTGTGTTTACTTTCTTTAAATTTGGATTACCTAGATATGCATCATTACTCATATACTATTGCCTCTATGTGAGTATAACCTAATTGAACAGCTCTTGTTACTCTTTGTCCACCCTTTTGCACACTATATTTTTTTTCTAAATACTCTGCACCTAGTGCACCAAACCTATTTACATAACTTTGTTTATGTTTAAATACCTCAATAGGTTGTTCCATAATATCTGTAATTTTATCTACACCTTGATCTAATTTAACATTGTACTTATGATAATGTTGATTATAAGTTAAATCACTAATCTTTAGTATCTGTTTTCTCGGGTGTGATATTTTTGCCTTCAAAGTTTTCATTTTCTTTTTTACGCTCACTATTTGTTTCAACAGTTTTTTTATTTAACATTTTTTGTAATTCAGCTGTTGATCCTACAAACAATGCGTTTTTTATATTGGCATTTGCTGTTTTAGGTAACTCTTTTAAATCTTTAAGTTTCTTTTGTAAGTCTTGTAACTTATCTACTGTTTGACCTACTTGTCCTATTAACTGACCAGCGACTTCATAAGCTCTAGGGTGTTGACCTTCCCTAGCAATGTCAAGTATTCCATCAATCGCCTCTTGTCCTCTTTCAATTAAATTATAGTAATTTTCCCTACTATATTTGTAATCATTGTCAACATCAGCTTTCTTATCATCTTCTCTACGTGGTACAGCTGGTTTAAATTCTTGTTTGACAATTTCTTTACTAGGCTCTTTTTTTTCTATACCTAATATTTCGTTTACCTTTTCTTCTAATTTACTCATATTACTATTTATTATATTACATTATAGTTAACCACACACCTAACGTTATGTTGAGGTTGACAACTTGTATGCCAATGTTTACCATTGAACATAACTACTCTACCAGCTTTAGGTGTTACTCTTTTTGATTCTTTTAATTCACTCATTAGTGGAACCTTATCATAACCCTCAAATAAATTTTCATATATGACTGTATCGCCATCACTATCATTGACATAATATAAAACAACCATATGATCTATGTCAGCATCAACGTGTGGTGCATCAATACTTCTATCTTTTAAATTTAATGGTAATTGTAAAAATGATCGACCTTGTAAACAATCTTTTCTAATAAAATTTATCTTATTACAAGCGGCATCAATAATTGTACACATTTCTTTGTGCCACTTAAAAACATTTTCTCTATTTGATATAAATTTATAATTAAAACCAGGTCTTTGTTGTTTGTTATCTGGTTTAGTGACATCTGGTATAAACTGCCATCTAATTTTATTAAAGATTATTTGCTGTATTTTTCTTTGAGCTTTAGAGTCAATAATATTGTCAAATATATAAATGTCATCAATCATAATATAATATTTATTGAGTTTTAATTAAGTCCAACGGACTATGACAATACCTTTACCACCTCGTTCTGTTCCATCGGCTATTCCACAAGGTATGTTTCCACCACCTCCACCGCCACCTTTATTTGCCGTAGCAGCTTGAGCAACAACTGTAGTTGGAGTGCCTGGAGAACCACTAAATCCACCTTGACCTCCTCCACCTTGACCACCTTGACCACCAGAGCTTGTTACACCATTAAATGCACCACCACCTCCGCCACCAGCATAGTAAACTGGAGTTGAGTTATCTGCAATAGTATATGCTTTACCTATACCACCTTGACCACCTGTAGTTTGACCTGATCCTGTGTTTCCAGCAGCACCAGCGCCACCTCCACCACCCATTTGAACAGGCACGTTTGATTCACCACCATATGCACCTGGGTTTGCACCTGGCGCACCAGGGTTACCAAATCCATAAGCGCCTGATTCACCTGATTGAGTAGGTTGAGTACCTTGTCCAGCATTTATTCCACAAGCAGAAATATTGAACGCACCATAACCACCACCTCCTCCAGAGCCACCATTCATTCTAGCAACAGCAGGGGCAGGGTGTGGTGAGAATCCAGGTTTTCCAAAATTAGGATTACTAGGTCCTACTTCAGTATAACCACTACCAGCTGCACCACCACCAATAGCAGTTAAAGTACCAAATACAGAATTTTGTCCATTAGCGCCTACACCACCTACACAGCCTTGTAAAGGACCTTTTAAACCACCTTGACCAACTGTAACGGAAAGTGTTCCACCTGGTGTTACAGTAAATCCTGGTCTATAAATTAAACCTCCTGCTCCACCTCCTCCACCAGAACCTCTACCACCTCCAGCAACAACTAATACGTCAACCGAACTAACACCTGTTGGTACGCTAAATGTACCAGATGATGTAAATATTTGAAATAATTTGTTTGTAACTGTAATAGAAAATGATCTACTCACTGTATTTGAAGCAGAATCAGTTGCTCTAATTACAAAGTTAGAAGTTGTATCTGCACCTACAGCTGATAATGTTCCTGAAATGATACCTTTATCGCCTGAGCTACTTGATAATGATAAACCAGCAGGTAAAGAACCTGATTGTAATTCATATGATACAACACTTGTTGAGTCTGGATCGTATGCTTGAACTGTATAAGATACAGTCTCTCCTTCTTCGTTGGTTCCTAAAGAACCAGCTGATGTAATCCATATCGGACTTGCGTTTATATCTAATTGATTTGCTGCTACAGTAGATAGACCTTCACCATTTGTAAGTTGAATATCATAAGGTGTATCATAATCATTAACACTAGTATGAGTAACCACAGCAGTTATTTGTGTCGCTGAATTTCTTGTAACTGTAGTAAATTCTACTACCTTACCAGAGTTGTTTATTAATCTTGCGTTTGAACCAGCAGTAAATCCTGATCCTGTAATTGTAAGAGTTGTTGTTGAACCACTTGATGTATCAACACTTGTAGGTGACACAGATGTAAATACAGGTGCAGCTTGTTTTAGATTACTTCTTAATACTTTTTTAAGTGTAGATGATGACGTGTCAAATATTAATGTAAAATCACCATCATTTGCTGTCTCTGATAACTCTGGTTGACCTGTGAGTGCAGTCTTATTTAACTCACTACTAGTTACTGAACCAGCCGCTAGTTTATCTGCGTTTACTGCGTCATCTGTAATTGATGCTGTTTTTATTTTGTTAAGTGCCATAATTCTCTCTTACTATTTATACTATTTATCTCGCTGTTACTGGTGTTCCTGTGCTAGATACGAAAGGGTGCTCAGCAAACGCCCAGTATATAAACGTTTCACCACTAGCATTTAAATGTCCCACACTACTTCTAATTTTGAAACCGTTGGAAACTATATCAATATCTTGGTCAGCTGATGTTGTATTTGTTATATCAAAATGTAAAGCGTTTTCAACAGGGTTTCCTGGGTCTCGTTTAGTATCCCAACATTGCCAGTTTGCAGCCGTACTTCCTGTTCTTTTAAAAACCACATATGCAGGCCTAAAGCCACAGTGCGCAAATGGACCATCTGCATTACCATTACCCTCATAGGTTCCTATTCTACAAAAACCTTTAATTTCTTTCCAACAATAAGCTACAAATGTTTCACCAGAACTATCTCCTTTTACATCTCCTGAACTTCCTGTAGTAAAAACAGTTGACGTAGGTTCTACATCATTCCATCTAGTATCACTTGTAGTTGAACCACCAGTAGAATTTAACTGTATGTATTTAGTGGCTCCTAAACCACTATGATAGACTTGCCAATTTGCTATATCTGGTTCTCTATTTTTTAAAATAATTAAATCTGGTTTTGTACCTAATCCGTGGCCAATAGTTGTTCCTGTAACTGCATTTCCTGTGTAAGTAACAATACTAAAACCTGAAGTCTGATTAACTGTTACCTTAGATTTGATAGAACCATCAAAGTTTGTAGAACCAAATGATGAGTTTGTATTTATTTGTCCACCCATACCTGCATGAGCTGAACATTGATAATATAATGTTGGTGCAGATGCAGCGACTGTAATTCTAGTATATGCTCCTGAACTTCCTGGGGTTCCATTTGTCGTCACTCCAGTCGTATATTCTCCACCAGTTTTATCTGCTGCTGTATAAAATCTTAATGGGTGAGTAGCATTTGTACTATCAGATTGGTCAAATGTATAAGTACCACCTTCTTGTAAATCTAAAGTTACAGCGCTTTCAGCAAATGTTGCAGTATCTCCTGAGTTTCTAAATCTATATTTATTACCACTGTCACTAACAACGACAACATCATAAGTTTTTGACGGCGCTGTTCCACCAGCTAACCAATTCCAACCAACATATGTTTTTGTATCTGTGTTGACATTACCATTATCACCTATTGTAAATCCATCACTATCAAAAGATTTATGAGCAGTTGTTAATGATTCTTCTATACCATTAGATGCTGTTTGTAATTGTTTATTCGCACCTCTATTAGAATCTGTTAATACCGAACCAGCAGCGACATTTCTACCTTTGGTCCATATAAAATCTGGTTGAAATCCTACTCCAGTAATTGCTTTAGATGAAGTACCATCACCAGTATATAAAACTGTATTAAAGAAACTTGCACCTTTATCTATTGTTGTATATGCCATAGTTTTATCCTATCCGAACTCCGCTAAGTTTTTTGTATTCCAAGCATAATAACCAGATGGCACAGCATATTCAAAATTGCCGTGGCCATTTGCATCACTATTACTTGATGAAACTGTATATTTACCAAATCCAGCACCAAAGTTAAAGTCTAATATTGTCTCACTTGACCCTGTGTCGTTTGTGACACCAAGAAAATATGTATCTCCTGTGATTAAAGAAGATAAATCTATTCCATTAGTGCCTGTTGCAGGATTACTTGAATTACCATAAGTGCCATTGACACCAAAGTAAACTTTTCTATTTGTTCTATCTAATGCTATATTAATTATATCACCATCACCACCAGCTGAACCCCAACTAGTATTAGTATTGTTATTTCTATATGCACCTGTGTTTATGACATAAGCAATAGTACAATATTGTGGGTGTGATCCTAGTGCTGGTCCTGTTTTTCCAAAATCTGTATTTGTAGCAGAACCCAAATCACTTAACGTTGTAAATACTTCATCACATATTCCTATTATACCATAATGATTAGAACCAGCTTCATATTTAACTTCTGCATACCATTTTCCTGAATTAACTCCAAAAGTAGTTATAGAACCAAATACAGGATTTGATGATGGTGAATTATAAACTAAATTTCCATTATTTATTTCTGAAGTTGTTCTATATAAAGGGTTAAATGTACAACTATTATTTTGTGGTGTATCAGAAACTTTATCAACACTAGTTAAATTATTTTCTGTAAAGTCATTTCCATTACCTGATTCATCATCACCTAGATCAGACGCATCTGCGAAATCTAATTTAAAGCCATTGGTTCCGTATGTACCTGTATAATTTTTTGGTATCCAAACACCATTACTATCTGTTTCGCCAAAAGATGTCCCATCTAAAGCGCTTCCATCAATTAAATGAGTTTCTGATAAGTAACCATCAAAATAATTACTCAAACTACCACTACTATCTCTACCAACACCAACTTGTTGAATTACTGTATTATTTACTGATGTATCAAAATCTTCTGAAACATAAGAACCACTTGCTTTATCTGCCTCTGAACCATTAACGTATATTTTAACCCTATCACTACTTGTAGATTGAGTTGTATCTACTGCAACAACTATATGGTACCAAGCTGATACGTCTCTGAATTTCATACTTGTTACTACGTCTTTAGCAGAACTTTCATAAATTCTAACTCTAAGCGCATCACTTGAAAAATACATAGCAAAATATCCATCTGAAGTAGAATTTGAATTTGCAGCAAAAATAATTTTATCTCCTAAACTACCTCTTTTAACCCAAGTAGAAAAAGTAAATGTTCTTCTATTACCAGCACCACTAGGTGTTCTACTTAAATAATCACTACTACCATCATTAAATTTAGCAGCATTCATACCAAAATCATTTATTGTTATTGAGAAATTTCTGCTAACTGTATTACTAGAACCATCAAATGCTCTTAATGTAAAGTTTGAAGTTGTATCTGCTGTTACTGCAGATGCAGTTCCTGTAATTCTACAACTATCGCCTGATTGATTTACTAAAGATAAACCTGCTGGTAAACTACCCGATTGTAATTCAAAAGTCACTGCACTTGATGAATCTGGGTCTCTTGCCTCTACTGTAATATCTATTGAATCACCTTCAGTAAATGTGCCTAATGTTCCTGCACTAGTCACAAAGACTGGAGTAGTGTCAACACTTATTTGATTAGCACCTACAACAGATAAACCCTCGCCATTAATAACTTGTATATCATATGGTGATTGAGCAACTAATAAACTTGATCTAGCGATTGTTGCTGATATAGTTGTTGTATTTGTTCTAGTAACTGTATCAAAATTTAACTTAACACCTGTATTACTAATTAATCTAGCGTTTGTACCTGTAGTAAAACCAGAGCCTGTGATTGTAAATGTAATATTACCACCATCTACTGTTTGAGAGTTATCTGGTGAAACACTTGTATAAGTTGGAGCGGATAGTGTTGTTACTCTCGCTTTTGTAATTTTTTTTAATGCTCCTGAAGCAGATGTATCAGATATGATTAATTGATCGCCTTCAGCAACATCTGTTAACTCTGTCAATCCAGTCACAGCTGTAACATTTAAAGTTGCTGCTTCTACTGCATTGGCGGCTATCTTAGGTTCTGTTACTGCGCTGTCTTCTACAATATTTCTTTTGATTTTATCTGCCATATCACTATTTATTCGTCACTATCCGTTGTTGTATTATACTTTTTACCATCAGTATGATTAGTAATAGTTGTAGTAAACCCAAAATCATCATCAGCGTCAGCTGTCGTTGGATCAGGGGTTATTACTATTCTCATTTCTCTCGCTTTATTTGTAGTATCTGTATCTGTATATAAATCTGATTGAGATTCTTTGATAACTTTTTGAGTTGATGCTGGGCCAAATAGATATGTCTTCGCAGTAAATCCTAAAGTATAGATTACCGCTCTTCTTTGTGAAAAGTTACCATCGTAAGTATCTTCATAATTAACACTATTTAAAACAATAGGTATATCTCTTTTTATATTTAATTCAGGCACTGCATTTATAGTCACCGTAAAATCTGGTTGAAAGAATGGTAATATTTGTTCAACTATTTGTAATCCTGCCTCAGCACTAGCTGTAAAGGAATAAAGATTATATGATACATTGTAAGGAACAGGAGTATAATTGAAATTCATTACCTTTCCATCAATACCAGATTTTACTGTCTTATATTTTTGTATTCGTGTTAGTTTTCTACTTGCATCATATTGTATTCCAGATAATTCAAAACTTAAACGAGGTAGAGTTATCGCAAACTCTCTATCTGTTAAACTTGCTTGTTGATCTAATCTAGCTAAAAACTTTTCTTTAGGTGCGTATGCTAGTGGCACTCTTATTGATTGAGTAACATTTCCACTAGAATCTTTTCTTTTAATTTGTATGTTGTTAAAGATTTGACCAAAGCCTATGGTCATTCTTCTCATACTCTCGTTATAAAAATATGTTCCAAACATTAAAAGTCAACCTCTCCAAATGGGTTTCTCTCTGTAAAGTCTAATATATCGTCAGTCGTTGACGAAGTATCAAAACCAGCCTCTGTATCTAAATCAGTATTATTAGCATATGCCGATTGAGTTTGTAAATTATAAGTCTCTAATAATAGATAATTAGAATCACCACTCGCACTATCATTTTCTAATAACAACGATCCATCTTCATTCTCTAAACTAAATTGATGAGCTAGTTGATCTAAACTATATTGATCTTCTGCACTATCAATTGTTGAGACACCAGTATCAATTTGTTCCGAACTATATTCAAATCTAGTACATACTAGTTTGTAAACAGGTAATTGACCTAGTTGAAAGAATGGCTCTTGGTCTTGTACAAATTGTATCTCAAAAAAACTATTCATCAAAGGTAAATAAATTATATCACCTTCGTTAGGTCTACCCTCTTTAACTAAAGTAGCTTTTTCATCTACTGCTTCATCAAATCTTCTTTTAGAGATCATAAAAGTAGTATCTTCCCTAATCTCTAAACCAAACTTATTAATAATTTCTTGTTCGCCTGCGAAACCTTCAGTTGTTTCCATATACGCTTCAAGTAAAAGCGCAGACGAAAATTTAGACAACATATCTTCGCCTAAAATTAAATCTCTATTTACAAGTGTTCTTGGTAAGTAATAAACATCTTGGCCATAAATCTTTAGACCTTCAATGATTAAATCTTCGTAAAGTCTTTTTTCTGATTTATTACCAATGCCTTTACCATCTTGGAAATAGTGATTAACTGGCATGGCATTATCCCATCATTAGTGCTGGATTTAACTCGTATGTTGTTCTTATCTCAGTTTCTAGTTTTTCTATATCTGATAAAGCTTCAGAATATATTTGTTGACCATTTAAAGTCACACCACCTAACATAGCGACACCATTAAATTTTGATAAGTTTGCGCCCCATTGTTTTTTAAATAAAGCTGTGACATATCTTTTTAAAAATATATCATTGTTTATATCTGTAAACGTAGCTGGGTCTAATTTTCTATAACACTCTATAACAAGAAACTCGCCAACTTGTAAATCTTCTTTCCAATCCATATCAACATATAATCTATTATCCATTTGATTAAATCTTAATGGTTTTTCACCAACTAATATGTGGTCTAAAAAATCTAAATGTCTTAATACAATATCATAATTAATAACTGATGTAGATGAAAAGTCATAAAGGTCATTTAATCTTAATTGATACCTAACATCAAATAAATTTAGATTACCTTTATCTGAAAATGGAAATATATTAATGACAGATATTACTGATTCAGGAACCACTAAAAAGTTTTGACCTTCTTTAAAAGTTGAAGTTACGCCATTTTTAGTTGCAGATTCATCTGAACCATCTACAGTCATTCTAGCTTTATCAGCCTCTGTATATTGATATTTTAAATATGTTCTACGAATACCATCATAATGATATTGTGCGTAGTATTGAAACGCCTCGTCTAATCTATCTTCTAGTTGGTCGTCATCAACATTTATATCAATTACAGGTTTCCCTAACGCTCTTAAAGCGTATTGTTTTAATTGTTCTCTACTACTTGGTGTTGCCATTTTATTCCTTATTCTATATTTATATACTATCCAAGTGCCACTGCTTGAGCGATAGCAAACGATTTCGCCGCCTTATTGTCTAACTGTGTTTGAATATTACTAGTCACTCCATCAGTAAAATTTAACTCAGCAGTAGTCGCTGTGACGCCATCTAATAGATTGATTTCTGTCGCTGTTGCTGAAACTACCACATCTTCATTAATTTTAGGACTAGTTAAAGTTTTATTTGTTAAAGTATCTGTTGTTGCTCTACCTACTAAAGTATCTGTTGCCGCAGGCATTGTTAATAAATTTGTACCACTCGCTTGTCTTAATGAAGCGATCACAGGTGTTGTTAAAGTCTTATTTGTAAGTGTGTCAGTAGATGTCTCAGTCACAATAGAACCATCTGTCGCAAATGATACTTTATTATCTGTGACTGTTGTAGTAATACCAGAACCACCTTCAAATACTAGTACCTCACCTAAATTTACTGAATCCTGTGTTGATGAATCGTCTTGTATAGTAATTGAAGAATTAGCGATCATCGCATTAGTCACCGTGCTAGTATCACCTGTACCAATTAAAGTACCAGTTGCGATTGGTAAAGTCAATACTGCTGAACTACTAGCAGAGTGTGGTTGTGCTTGTAAAGTTTGTGCGTGTGCATTATTTACTTCACAATAAAATTTAACTTTAGATACAGCTCCTGAGCCTGATCTAATATCAATATTACCGTCTGATATACTCACACCACCTGTACTACCATCACCATCTAATTTAACAACACCACTACCATTTGGTAATATTGATATACTTCTATTTGATGTTGAAACTATGTCATTTGTTTGTACATCTAAATCGCCACCTAATTGAGGTGATGTATCTTCTACTACGTTTGATAAACCTGCGCCAGATGCAGCGTCAACTGAAGTAAATGATAAATTACCTGAACCATCTGTAATTAAAACTTGATTTGCATCTCCGTCATTTGAAGGTAAAGTTAAAGTGACGTTTGCTCCACCTAAACTAGGCGCTGATAGTTGAACATAATTACTACCATTGTAAATTCTATTATTGGCACTTGAAAACGTACCTTTTGTAATTGATAAATCACCTGTACTTGCGCCTGTGAATGTTCCTGTTCCTACAGTAAACTCATCAGCGCTTTCATCAAAACCTAAAAATATATTATTTGAACTTCCTCTTTCGCCAACAATACCAACATCACCTGATGGTGTACCACTTGTGCCATTAGCTAATTCAATTAATTTATCAGTTATGACAGAGTTAGTAGTTTCTAAAGTTGTTGTTGTTCCTGATACTGTCATATTACCAGCAACTGTTAGATTACCAGCAACACTTAATCCATCACCACCACCTATTTCAACTACAGTTGAGTCATTTGATTTAATTACATTACCTGCAATATTAATTGAACCAGCAGTAAAGTCAGTTATACCTGCAATTGTTGTAGAACTCGCACCTAAACTAATTGATGTTGTACCAACTGTAACAGTTGAGTTAGCTAGATTTGCGTTTGTGATACCAGCACTACCTGATAAGTTTGAATTAGTTAAACCTGATATAGTATTTGAACCAGCGGCTATTGTTTTATTAGTGAGTGTTTTTGTTGTGCCAGAAAATAAAGTATCTAATTGTGATAATAATACTCTACCCTCACTACCACCATCTGATAATAATATTTTATCACCAGCGACTAGTGTGGCACTCTCTAAATCAGTTGCGGCATCAATATTAACAATCGCTTCTACTGCGCCAAACTCAAGCGCTGTTCCACCGCTATTTACTTTTAAAACTTGCCCTGCCCCACCAATGGATAACGCAGCACCAATACCACCGTGAGATAAAGGTATGAACTCACCAGTTTGAAACTCTGCTAAACCAGTGGCAACCCCACTATCATT